TAATTATAAGGAATATAATATTTGCAGTGTAATTAAATATCAAAGGCCAATGCCATTTTGGGATAATGTAGATAATGGTAAATATCTCACCCCAAAACCACATTAACAATAATCCCCAAGTTAATCCGTCAGAGGATTTTGTGCGGTAAGATTCTATTGCTTGCGGTAATCCGCAAAATGCTAATAGTATCGAACCAATCCAACCAATAATTTCCATTATATAATCTCCGTAATTGTTTGCATAATAAACGGCTGTTTATCAATTTCAGAATCTAGCCGTTTATCTTCGTGCAAATGCAATAATAGTGCAATAATCCAAAGTGATTTCATCGTGCAACAAAATGATTTTTAACCTGAAAATCTTGCCAATTATATGCAGTAACTTTATCTTGCCAATCACGCTTTTTGATAATATTTGCGAGAATAGGCAATTCAAAATCTCGGGCATCTTCTAATGCAGTATGCGGTTCCTCAATAAAATTATTATTAATAAACGCGCAAACAATCTCGGCATTAGTTTTGAAAGTCATATTACCATTTTGTGTGGGTTTATTAAATGCGTGATGCTCAAGTGCAAATTGTTTGAATTTTCTAGTACGGCAAATATTACCTACAGCGGCTTGCCACAAACAAAATTTAGAATTAAAACCAGTAAGGTCAATACCAGTATTGGCACATTTTGACAAATCAAATGCAAGATTATATGCGGTAAGAGTAGGATTATATTTACCAATAGCCTGATTAATCCAGCGATTAATGGCATTAACTGATGCAAGCATACGAACGCCTGAATCTAGCATGGCAGAATATTGCGCTTTGCGTTTTTGCAAACCAGCATAACCCCAAATATCATTAGTATTTTTATCGTGGAATAATTCCATTGTGTCATAATGGCCGTGAACCAATACCGCGCATTGATTATAAATAATACCATTGCGATCACAGATAATAATTGCAAAATCTGCAACAGTATCATTAATTGTGGTTTCTGTATCGAGAATTGCAAAATATTGTTTGCGAGCCATTTAGATATTCCTGAGTGATAAACAAGGTGAATTATGCGCCCATTTTTTGGTATTGTCAACCCCCTTGCCCATTGAAAATTTCTATCGACCCGATAGAAAAATTTTATCGCAAAATTAGGGTTTTCCCTATTGACACGCGCTCAATTATACTAGTATAATTGGCGCCGCTGTTGTTTTTATACAACAGCGGTTGTTTCATGTGAAACACTATCGGTCGCGCATATAATAATATTCCCAAATAAAGAAAATACCCGTGGCAATAACCATACCCAAAAACCACATAATAACCTCAAACATAATTAATGTCCTTGCTTGCTTGGAATATAAACACCGCGAATATTGAAATAATCGCAAACTGCCTTGAGATAACTTACATTATCCTCATAAAATACACAATCATTACGATTTACATTAGGCAACATATCGAAAACCTTACGCAAACCATTAATCTTAAGAGTACCGCCTGAAATAGTTTCACCATCAGGACGGGAAACAATAAAATCAGGATCGCCTAGTTTCTCAGATATAAATGCAAGATCAGGGGTACGCAAAATACGGGCAGTAGCAATAACAACATAACAATTAGTATCTGCCAAATCTCGCTTGTAGTTTTCAGCCAAGGGTAGCAGAGAATCATCGCTTGCACGATACTCATTTTCACGCCAATAATTAAGGTCAATACGCTCACCATTTGCATCAATAATGGTACGATAACGATGCAAGGAACAAACAATTGTGCCATCCATGTCATATATTGCAATCCTCTTAATCATTTTTATTCCTCTGTGAAATATTGAGCCAATGCCGAATTATACTCTACAAGTGTTGCAAATGTCAAGCCGTGACGCTTGCAAAATTGTGCAAATTCTGCAATTTGTTTTGTTGTGTATCGTTTGCTGTTCATGCCCCTATTATAGCGATTCCCGCAAACCCGTCAACCTAGGACAAACCCTAATGTGCAAAAATACAACATAGGGGAAAACACCTATTGACACGGTTCAAAATTATATAGTATAATTTTGGCGCCAATAACCCTACCAACAGTAGGGTTATTGCGTTACCAATCGTAGTCGGGTTCGCCCGAATAGCCGTAATCCTCATCAGTACCCCAACCCGCAGAGGCAAGGGCTGAGGCGTGATCGCCATCCATGCTATCGTCATAGCCCCAACCTTCCTCCCTTTTTTGCTCAGGGGACATATTGTCTACAATCTTGCAAAGGTTATCATATTCCCTTTGCAGGAATTCCATAGAATCCCATTCTTGTTGTGTGAAATGGCGAGGACGAAAACCGTGCACATCTTTATAAAAATCCCAGATGGTAGCTTGCATCTGCTCAAGGGTTGTGTATTCTGTAAACATAATTAACCTTTCAGTTTGTTATTTCGCGATAAACTTGGGAAGCATCCACATTATACCTGTTTCCCGCAATTCTGCAAGCATCATGCAGTCCCATGCCTGTAGCTTGTATAAGTCTGCGGGCAATCAAAATTGCAAGTTGCAATCTAAGCCACATATCTGTTCTCCTATCCATACAGCCATTATACACAAAAACCTAGACCACACAAGCTCTGTGCAAAAATACAACATAGGGGAAAACACCTATTGACACGGTTGCAATTATACAAGTATAATTGGCGCCCCAAAGACCCTAAGGTCTTTGGGGTTATTTTTCGTCAATCCCTTTAATATAAATTTCAGTAAAGCCAAACTGTGATTCTAATTGCTTGGCTAGTTTCTTAAAGTGTTTGCCATGCGTTTCTGCTTTTCTGTTTTCTTCTTGCCATGCGTGTATTAGTTCGTGTGCAAGTAGTGTCCTAAAATCTCGGGTCACATCTTTAGTGTATATAACAATTTTATGCCCAATCAATTTAGCAGTTCGGTCGCTATGTATTGGCAAATAGTATGCATCACAGGTTTTATTGCGGCGTGTACGCACAACAAGTGTGATAGGTAGTTTAAGCCCCAGGGCTTCAGTCAGTTCATTAAGTATCAGCATAGCGATATTATAGCAAGGGGCAAAGCCCCTTGCAACTGTCAGGCCTTTTCAGCCTTGATAAAGTCTACAATCTTAGCCAATGCAGTCTTATTCGCTTTTGTAAGCGATTCTGTATCAGCTTCAGTCAAGCTAAGTGCAAAGCCGATATAATCAGCGTGTGCATCTTTTTTAACGGGAAGCTCACCCGTTTTGGTCTTGTATTCCTTAGCCTTGTAAACCTTCTCACGCGAAAGTTTTGCAACCACAGAACGCACAGTCTTACCCAATTCCTGAGCAATCATCTCAACGCTAACGCCTGCGGAATAATCCGCAACCATCTTGGCAGTTTGCTCGGGAGTGTAGTTCACAGTCTTTGCAGTCATGTCAGAATCTCCTATAAGTCAGTCAGAAAACTATATTATAGTGCAGAACAATTCCCGAGTCAAGTGTGGGGTTTTTGCCTGCATCATTGTTGCCCCATGCAACAGCGCACAGTATAACACCCACAAAAAGATTGCACAGTAGGGAAACTACCTATTGACGGGGAACCAATTGATGTGGTACAATAGAGGGCGGTTATTAGACTACCAAAACTTGAATAATCGCTCGGCCCACCCACACGCGGCCTATATGGGATTTTTCGAAACCCTTAAGGTGCCAAAATCTTAACTTGTATTCGCAGCACTAACCTGCTATAATCTAAAAAATTGGAGGCAAAAAAATGAGCGCACCCGAAGTTAAACAAATACGTACACGCCGTCAACACCAAAGCAAAACCATGCAGGTTAAGCAAGCCAAGTTACTTAAACAGTACCACTTGGCACCGAAAACTCCACATCACTACAATAAGCGCCACTCACTAGATTGTGGTATATCAAAATGTCCCCTATGCCAGAATCCTCGTCGTACGCATAAAGACACGCTTACTATTCAAGAACGACGATTTTATCAGGAATACGCAGATGACGACGCACCTACCGGCCGAGACAGTACACATATCTCCTGAAGCTTTAGAGGTTGCCAACTGCTATCTTCAACTTCAGGACGCCAAAAAAGTTGCACACGAATTGGACATTGATCCTAAACTGGTCACAGACTACCTTAGCCGTCGCGAGGTAAAGCAGTATATTGACCACGTGTTTATGGACACCGGCTACAACAACCGATTCTTAATGCGCAAAGCCATGGACGCACTCATCCGCCAAAAGTTTCAGGAGCTGGAGGAGTCTGGGGTAGGTTCGAGCAAAGACATTGCTGACCTACTTGCACTATCACACAAAATGAGCATGGACTTGCTGGACCGTGAAATACAGCTGGCCAAAGCACAGCAAGCCACCGGGCCGCAAAAGCAGGTTAACGTGCAAATCAATGAGGGCTTGGACGGCACCAAGTATTCCAAACTAATACAGCAGCTGATTAGCGGCGAGGGTGTTTAATGTTAACTATTAGCCGACCAGACATAGACTGCGACCACATTGTGGAGTTTGAGCCGCAGCACAGGTTTATTAAACTGCCCATTACCAACTACCTTAAACTGTTGAATTTATGGGACACTATCAACCGTCCACAAATTGCCCTAATCAACGCCATTAACGATCCTAAATATCGTTTCGTTTGTGCAGCACTCGCCCGTCGATTGGGCAAAACCTATATCGCCAATATAATCGGCCAGCTGGTTACCTTAGTGCCCAACTCCAACGTCTTAATCATCTCGCCCAACTACAACTTAAGCAGCATCTCGTTTGAGCTGCAACGCCGGTTAATCAAGCACTTTGACTTGGAAGTTACACGCGACAACTTAAAGGACAAGATAATTGAACTTAGTAATGGCAGCACTATACGCATGGGCTCGCTCAGTACCGTGGACAGTACAGTTGGACGCAGCTATGATCTCATCATATTCGACGAGGCCGCTCTTGGAGACGGAGGCGAGGCTGCTTTTAACGTCGCACTGCGACCAACCCTAGACAAGCCTACTGCAAAAGCCCTGTTTATCAGCACACCGCGCGGCAAGCAAAACTGGTTTTCGAAATTTTGGGAGCGTGGGTTTTTAGCGGAATATCCAGAGTGGGTTTCACTACAAGCTGACTACAGTGAAAATGTACGCATGGCTGAGTCAGACGTGGAAGAAGCTCGCCGCAGCATGAGCAAGGCTGAATTTGAGCAAGAGTACATGGCCAGCTTTACCACGTTTGAAGGCCAAATTTACAATTTAGTAGACGACAATGTCATCGACGAACTGCCGGAGGACGTACTCAACCTGCACCGCTGTGAGGTAATTGCAGGCTGCGACCCTGGATATCGCGACGAAACTGCGTTTGTGGTGATTGTATACAGTTTTGACCGCGATTGTTTCTATATAGTAGCCGAGTACTTGCAAGCTGAGCGGACTACGGCTGAACACGCGGAAGTGTTTCAGCAGCTGTGTCAACGTTGGCAGGTGTCGAACGTGTTTATTGACTCGGCAGCAGCACAATTTGCCAGCGACCTTGCCTACTTATACGATATTGCAAGCACCAAAGCCAAAAAGGACGTGCTGCCAGGCATTGCGTACGTGCAAACACTAATCCAACAAGGCAGATTAAAGGTCTTACGTGAGTGCGAACATGTATTAGGCATGTTCCAGCAGTACCGTTGGGATAACCGCGAAGGTTTGACGAAAGAACGACCACTGCACGACAAGTTCTCGCACATGGGCGACGCGGTCCGCTATCCGCTGTATACTTACACAATCTAAGGGCAGGATAAATTTTTACGTTGACAAACACTTACCTTTGGTGTATAATACTCTTATCTCCAAAGGTGGTTTTTTACTTATGGCCAAAAACACAAACAAACGAATTCCGGTAAAGTGGGTTCGTGACAGGGCAAAAGCCGCATACGAGAAACAAGATTGCTGTTATATATGTAGCACCAAAGTCGATTTGGAACTGCATCATTTACACAGCGTAACACTATTGTTGGAGCAGTGGGCTCAGCGCAAGCAGTACGATATCAGTACCGACGAAGGCATTTTAGCTGTAAGAGACGAGTTTATTGCAGAACACCATAGTGAACTATATGACCAGGTTTACACCCTATGTAACCGACACCATGTAGCGCTACACGGAGTCTATGGTAAAACTCCAAGACCAGGGTCAGAGCCTAAACAGGCTCGCTGGATAGAACTACAGCGTGAAAAGTTTTTGGGTGGTGATGTTATACCTAAGCAATCGCAAGGCAGCTGGTTCAGCGAATTTTGCTAGGGTCAAAACATGGGTTATATAACTAATTTGCGCCACTATTTAGTGGAAAAGCTAAATCCAGCGCAGTACAGAATTGCAGACGCCGAGGGCACACAGATTGGTACGGATTCCAAACCGCTTACCTACTCTCAGGCGTTTAAAAAGTTGGAGTCTGTTAATCGCAGTGTAGGCATGCTGGTAGCAGCCTGCAGCTCGCTAGACTACGACATAAAAGATAAAGTACACGACGGTGTACAAGGCGGTGTGCGTCAAAAGACGCTAAACACACTGTTGAACTTTCGACCAAACCCTTACCAGAGTGCACTGGAGTTTCGTCAGTGTATATTCACTGACTTGTTGCTGGAAGGCAATGCATTTGTGCACTTTGATGGTACATTTTTATACCACTTGCCCAGTGCAAACGTCGAAATCTTAACAGACCAAAAAACATTTATTAAAGGCTACAGATACAACGGTGCTGTTGACTTTAAGGAGTCGGAAGTATTTTACTTTCGTGATGTAAGTAGTGAGAGTATTTATCGTGGTGCATCGCGACTGGAAGCAGCCGAACGTAGTATCAAGATCTTGTACTCAATGCAACAATTCCAAGAGCAGTTTTTTGATAACGGTGCTGTTTTTGGACTAGTATTAACATCGGACAACACTTTATCGCAAGTTGCTAAAGAAAAAACAATTAGTTACTGGTTACAAAAATACAGCTCAAAAAATGGCGGCAAGCGTCCAATCATCTTGGATTCGGGCTTAAAGCCACACAACATTAGTGACACAAGTTTTAAAGAAATGGACTTTGACCAGTCTATTAAAACACACAGTGAAAAAATTATGACTGCGGTTGGTGTACCCCCAATTTTATTAATGGGAGGTAACAATGCTAACATTTCCCCTAATTTACGCCTATTTTACCTGGAAACAGTGTTACCAATGGTGCGCAGATACGTGTCTAGTATCGAGAGATACTTCGGATATGACGTGGAACCAATTACAAGCAATGTTAACGCACTTCAGCCTGAGCTTAAAGACATAGCTCAATATCATGTAAGTTTGGTTAATGGTGGAGTTATCACTCCTAACGAAGCCAGAACAGAATTGCGTTATGCCAAACTGGAAGGGCATGACGAGTTAAGAATACCGGCTAATATCGCCGGTAGTGCTGCTGATCCATCGCAAGGTGGTAGACCTCAGCAATAAAGGAGTATTATGGTAGATAAAGATAAAATACTTTACTTTAATAGTAAGTTTACTGCGAAGGCACTACCAAAAGACGATGACGAAGATCAGAGCATTATGATTGAGGGTTACGCGTCTACCAACGACAAGGATCGCCACGGCGACGTGGTGCCCGCAGGTGTTTGGGAAAAGGGAATGCAGGAGTATGTAAAGAATCCTATCATTCTTGCTTATCACAATCACACAATGCCCGTTGGCAAAATGGTAGAACACAAAGTTGACGACAGGGGATTGTGGATTAAAGCCAAAATCTCTGATGCGGCCGGCGATGTGTATAAGTTGATTAAGAAAGGCATTCTGAGTGCTTTTAGTATTGGATTCCGTATCAAAGATGCAGAGTACAATACAGCAGCAGAAGTTTTCTTAGTTAAAGATTTGGAACTACATGAAATTTCAGTAGTGTCAGTACCAGCTAATCAAAATACATTATTTAATCTTTCCAAGTCATTTGACAATGACGAAGAATATAGTTTATTTAAACAGCAATTTGCACCCAGCAGCGAGTCAGCTAAAGGGCTAGAATCCTCAACGGAAGCAAATGGCGACATTACAAAGGAATGGAACATGGATCCAAAACAATTAGAGCAAATGTTAGCAGATGCCGCTGCTAAGGCTGCTGAGCAGACAGCTAAGGCCCTAGTACAGGCCCAAGAAAAGGCTGCCGCTGAGAAGGCTGCCCAAGAAAAGGCAGAAGCAGAGCTACAAGCTCGTATCAAGGCTGCCGTTGCAGCAGTAACACCAACAGAAACTGGTGCTGAGAAGCTACTAGC